CATCATGACTGTGGTAAATACCGTGAAAAACGGCATCACCACAGCCTTCAACGCCATAAAAAATACGATATCGAATGTCCTAAACGGCATCAAGAATACGGTATCAAATGTGTTCAACGGGATCTGGAGCTTCATTTCCGGCATCGTGAACAAGCTCAAGAACGTATTCAACTTCCATTGGGAGCTCCCAAAGATCAAGCTGCCGCACTTTTCAATTAGCGGAAAGTTCTCGCTTGATCCTCCTTCCATCCCGCACTTCTCCGTGGAATGGTACAAGAAGGCAATGGGAAACGGCATGATCCTCGACTCGCCGACCATCTTCGGCATGAGCGGCAACACGCTCCTCGGCGCGGGAGAAGCCGGTGCGGAGGCCATTGTCGGAGTCGATTCCCTGCGCGGCATGATTCAGGAGGCTGTGGCCGGGCAGACCTCTGCCATCGTCACGGCACTTGCAGGCGTGGGAGGCGGAGGCGATATCACAATCCCGGTTTATCTTGGAGGCACGCTGCTTGACGAGACCATCGTTACCGCACAGCAGCGCATGGCGCTCCGGTCAGGAGGCAGATGATGGCTTTTTCACACTATTTGAATATCGATGGCACGGAGATGCCACTTCCGACCTCCTATGACCTGTCCCTCTCCGATGTGGAGGCAGACAGCTCCGGAGAGACGGAGGCGGGAACCACCCAGCGGGATATCGTCCGCTCCGGCGTGGTGAAAATCTCTGTGTCCTTTCAGGTTTCTCCCGCATGGCTTAAGAAGCTGTCAGCTTTGCGGGCAAAACCAAAGCTCTCGGTCGAGTTCTTCAATACGGAGACGATGATCCGGGAGGCGCGGGAAATGTATATCGACGGCTTCAAGACCTCCCTTGCCCACGACACCACCGGTAAGGGCTTGTGGAAGGTCAGCTTTGATTTGAATGAATACTGACAGAAAGGAGCGGCGCGATGTACAGCGTATCAGACGAATATAAAACAGCGATACAGGATAATGCCCGCTCCTTTTTCTGGTCGGGAACGATTACTACGACAGGCGGCAAGGTCTATCCCTTTGAAAATAAGGACATCGTGAAGGGCTCCGGCTATGTATCCCGGCAGTGCTCCGGTTCCTCGGAAATAGAGCTCGGCAGCGTGTATGCGGCAGAGATGGGCATTTCCCTTTTCTCCGATGTCGACCGCTACTCCTTGGAAAATGCCGAGGTACAGCTCTGCTTCCATCTGAACCTTTCGGACGGCACCGTGGAGGACGTCCCGATGGGCATCTTCTATGTAGCGGAGGCCAACCGGAAAATAAAAACGCTGGAGCTCAAGGCATACGACGCCATGCTGAATTTTGACGCGGATTACAACGAAGCACAGTCCAGCGGCTATCCGTATGACTTTTTGAATATCATGTGTACCACCTGCGGCGTGGAGCTTTCCCACACACAGGAGGAGATCGAAGCCATGCCAAACGGCACAGAGCTTCTCGGCGTCTACCCGGAAAATGATATCGAGACGTGGCGTGACCTCTTGCATTACCTCGCGCAGGCGCTCTGCTCCTTTGCCTTCATCAATCGGGAGGGAAAGCTGCAGCTGGTGCAATATGGGGAGACTCCGATCTGCACGGTGAATAACACCCACCGCTATTCCAGCAGCTTCTCGGATTTTGTGACAAGGTATACGGCCATCAGCTCCACCAACCGGCGCACGAATACAGCGGAATACTACGCCCTCGACCCGGATGACGGCCTGACCATGAATCTGGAAACAAACCCGCTGCTGCAGTTCGGCCTTGACGAGACCCGCAGCCGGATTCTTACCAATATCCTGAATGCCATCGCGGTCATAAGGTATGTACCATTTGATTCCGAGACCATCGGCGATCCAGCCTTGGAGCCGGGAGACGTGCTCACCTTTACCGGCGGACAGGCAGACGAAAACCAGATGGCGGCGATCACCTCCATCACGACGAAGATCAACGGCAAATGCGCCTTAAAGTGTGTCGGCAAGAATCCGCGCCTCGCAGAGGCAAAGAGCAAGAACGACAAGGACATCACAGGGCTTATCAATTCTGTCGAGAGTACGAAGATGGCGACCTATTCCTATACGAACGCCATGCCATACAACCTCGGCGAGGAGAAGGTCACCATCGTAAGCATCGAATTTGCTACGCAGGAAGAGACAGACTGCGAGTTCAAAGGCGCGGTTCTTTTGAATGTGGCGGCTCCCTCTGTGGATCGCTCCGTTACGGCGGAGGGCTCCGGCACGACCATTCTCCCGGAGGAGACCACCGATGAGGAATCCGGCGAGACCGTTACAAACGATAAGGAACTGGAGACCACGGTCACCGTCCCTGTGGAATGGGAGGAGGACGGGCAGTCTGTTATTACGGTCGGCTATGTCGTGGACGGCCATGAGGTGGAGGAATTCCACCCGACCGAAACGTGGCACACCGGCGCTCATATCCTGAACCTGTTTTACCCGCTGCTCTCAATGGCAGAAAAGACGCTGCACACCTTTGCGGTCTGGATTTCCATCGCGCCGGGCAGCGCTACCATCAATGCGCAGAACATCATCGCCTCCATCACCGGTCAGGGCTTGGGAGCGCAGGACAGATGGGACGGACACATCGAGGCAAGCGACAACTATATCCCGCTCCTGCTTTCCGGCCTGCAGCACCTTTCTCTGGAAGGTACCGTGGAGACGCTTTTCCATATACCGGAACCGACCGGAGCCTCCGATACGATTTCACAGCTCCTACTGTCCGGCATGCCGCTTTACTCCATTGCGGATAACCTGCGCGTCTTTGCGCCGATTGTCCATGACCTCGTGGATGTGAGCGACAAGAAGAAAATGACCTACAGTAAGGTATATGTGACGGACGATACGCAGTTTGCCCTGCAGAAGTCCTTCGAGATTTCCGGCGGCACAGAGCGGAGCCTTGACCGTGGCAGGATGGATTCCCTGACGATTCCCACGGCGGACTTTGAGTCGCTGACCGGGCTTGTGATCCACCCGTTTATAACTGAGCCCTTTATCAACGGCAGCGTGCTCCCCGCAAAGATGGTCACGGGGACGTGCTATACCGTATTTTCCGATGACGCTCTGAAGCTGAAAACGAAATACGAAGAAACCATCGAGGGCGAGGTCACAGAGATTGACCGTGGCAGCCTTGCCGTCTATCCGCTTGACCTTGCCGCCTTTGACACGATAGAAGAACTGGAGGTGCAAATTGGCTGATTATATTTCTTTTAAGGAGCTTCTGGAAAGCACCGACAACATGACCTATATCCGCAACAATGTCGGCAACGACAGCGGAACAGACACGGTTCCCGGTGTCAGCTGGTTTACCTATAAATCCGTGGCCGCAGAAAATATCTACGCCAATGGAAATTCATGGATGGGCATCGGCACGAATGCGGAGCAGGTCAAAGTCCACCGGCGTGATGCCATGAGCTGGACGATCCGCCGGGAGGAAGGGACGCTCTACAACTACTACAAATTCCTGCGCATCCGCTGGGAGGGATATTCGCAGTACAACCTGAAAACCGATGACGTAAAGCTCGTCTGGGATCTGCTGCTGCTTGATACCGGAGACATCGTCCTTTCCTTTGAGTTTGTACCTACGAACGCCTCCTACCTTGGAGAATGTACCCTCGTGACCGGCTCTGGGAACATCGCCTTCACGCCTGCTGCCGGAGGGACGGTTACCTTCCTGCATCAGGATGATACCGGGACGGCCTTCGTATTGTCCTCAGAGCTTCCGGCTCTACTCGACCCGTACAACCGGAGGTATCTCATAACGGACGCGAACGGCGACCTTTACACCGTGGAGGAGGCTGCCCTTTTAAAGCTCGCGGAAACGGAACTGACCGCAGAGGTCTTTGAAACCTACGGCGTGCAGGATATTCCGGACGGTGCGCTGCTCCTTACGCTCACAGACCCGACGATCCTTTACTGGCACGATTCGCAGAACAGATTCCCGCCTTTCACGGCGAGCTATACAGGCATTCCGAAGCCACAGGTCGTCTACTCGGAGAACATCGATATGTCCGACTCCACGATTCTCGGCATTGAGAAGGTCACGGCAGACTGTGATGATAACGCGCTCTTTGCCGTCTCCTTTGACGCGGGAGAAAGCTGGTGGACTTATATAGGATCGGCGTGGGCAAGGCTCTCGGAGGAGGACTCCGGCATGTCCAAGGCGCAGCTGGAATCAATCTCCACGGACGCATGGTCGGAAAAGGCCATCACCGGGCAGCTTAAATACCGCTTTGTGATCAGCGGAGAAAACGGGTATGTGAAGTCGATCACCACAGATTATCTGAACACGGAGGAATGAGTATGCTCAAAGGAAAAAGCATTATAGAGCTCACGGACATCCACACGGGCAAAAAGGAAATCTATGAGGATGAGAACCTCGTGACCGAGGCTGTGGCGGATGTCCTTGCTACGAATATTCAGGGGGTCCTGTTTAACAACACGAGCTTTAACGGCGCAAATGGAGAAAACTGGCTTCTGCCAATCTACAAGAACCTGACTGGCGGCATCCTGCTTTATCAGGATGAGCTTGAGGAAGACCCCAGCCTGATTTATGCTCCGCTGGACAACCCGCTGATAGGATATGCCTCTGACGATGCCAACGATACAACAGATGTCAAACGAGGCAGCCGGAACCTGACCGAAAGCAAGGAAATAGACGGCGGCTTTAAGTACGTCTGGGACTTCGCCACTTCTCAGGGAAACGGCACCATCTCGGCCATCTGCCTTACCAATACTCTGGCAGGTAAAGGCGTGCAGGAGACCAGCGACTATTTTGTCCGGATAAAATCAGATACCGTAAAAAGCGGGATTACAATTACCGACGAGGATAAATACAGCTATCTGGATAATCAACGGCCATATATTGGAGACGGATACCGGCTGGAATGTGTCACGATCAATAATTCCACATCTGCCACAATCCGGAAGGTACCGGAGGACTATATCCATGCAAGGCTCATGCAGAGAACCTATGGTCTGGTCGCGATAGAGGCCGAGGAAGAAACCTATGTCGAGCTGAACCACTATCCCTATTGGATTCACTACGTAGGTGGCAGCAAGGATAATACCGACGATCCCACAAACAATAACACGAATGTTTTCTGCTATCTCTTTCACGCGGCAGACGGAAACTGGTATGGCCTTTGCCGGAGAGAAATCCGCACTATCCGAGATCCACAATCCAGCACAGAGAGATATGACCACACCAGCTACGAATGGTATCTCGATAAGATTTCCGGCGACAGATGTACCTCGCAGAAGGTGGCCATTCCGGATGAGACAAGCACGATAAGCAATATCGGCATGAGCGGAAAATGGCTGATGTTTGCCATTGGAACTACGGTATACAGGCTTGACACCACCAGCGTGGCAAACCTCGAAGTCGTGACAAACATTACCTACAACAGCTCCTATCAATACACCTTCACGATTGATGACGATGTTGTGATAAGCGGCTGGTATTTCTATAACGGGGAGCCGAAGCTGTATGTAGGCTATCAGACGCAGCAGAATTATAACCGCTGGGGAAAGAGGCATATGGCACGTTACAAGACCTATGCCTTTCAGGAATTTTACCAATCCTACAGCGGCTATTACTTCACCAAAGAGCTATATCTGTACACGCCTTATCTCGCCACCATCAACAATCTGGCCACGCCTGTTATAAAGACGGCAGACAAGACCATGAAAGTCACATATACGCTCACTGAAACAGAGTCGTAACGGATATACGGCTCAAAGCTACCGGGCGACCTTCTCTCATCAGGAGGCCGCCTTTTTCATGCCCAGAAAAGGAGGAATCACAACATGAAAGAATTCTGGAACACCATTCAATTTGTCTTTGCTGCCATCGGAGGCTGGCTCGGCTGGTTCCTTGGCGGCTGCGACGGCCTGATGATTGCGCTCATTCTCTTCGTCGTCACGGACTACATCACCGGCGTCATGTGCGCCGTGGCAGATAAGAAGCTCTCCTCGGCGGTCGGCTTCAAGGGCATCTGCCGCAAGGCGCTGATCTTCATTCTGGTCGGCATCGCAAACGCGCTCGACATCTATGTGCTCGACCATGCAGGCGTGCTTCGGACGGCCATCATCTTTTTCTACATCTCGAATGAAGGCCTTTCCCTCGTGGAAAACAGCGTCCATCTTGGCCTGCCGGTTCCGGACAAGCTGAGAGATGTTTTAGAGCAGCTCCACGACCGCGAGACCAAGGATATAAAGGAGGACAGGTAACATGACTACAAAAGGAATCGACGTATCCCACTGGCAGGGAACGATTGACTGGAACAAGGTAAAAGCCGCTGGCATCCAGTTTGCCATCATCAAGGCTGGCGGCTCCGACGCTGGCACCTATACGGACAGCAAGTGGGAAGCAAATTACAAAGGCGCGAAGTCTGCCGGTATTCCCATCGGCGCTTACTACTTCGTGGGCAAGGACTGCGTGACCGCTGCTGCCGGAAAAGCAGATGCAGAACGCTTCCTGCAGATCCTCAAGAGCAAGCAGCTGGAATACCCGGTCTACATGGACAACGAGGCACAGCCCGCTTCTGCCAAGGCCGGTATTACGGAGGCCACCATCGCTTTCTGCGAGACGATGGAGGATGCTGGATACTTTGTCGGTATCTATGGCTCAGCTGTTTCCGGCTTCAAGGAGCGAATGGATGACTCCAAGCTCACACCCTACGCGCACTGGGTAGCGCAGTATGCCAGCAAGTGCAGCTATAAGGGAGACTACGGCATCTGGCAGTATTCCTCCAAGGGCTCTGTGGACGGTATCAGTGGCAACGTGGATCTGGACTACGGCTATATCGATTATCCGTCCATCATCAAATCCGGCGGCTTCAACGGATACACAAAGGAAAGCACGCCTGCACCTGCGGCAAGCTCGGATAGAGACAGGATCGTCGCTCAGGCCAGAGCATGGCTTGGGAAGAAGGAATCCGACGACAGCCATAAGGAAATCATCGACGTGTATAACAGCCACAAGCCTCTCGCCAGAGGCTATGCGGTCACTTATACGGACGCATGGTGCGCCACCTTCGTTTCTGCGGTCGCCATCAAATGCAGCCTGACGGATATTCTTCCGACAGAGTGTGGCTGCGGGCAGATGATCGTCCTTTTCCAGAAGCTCGGCGAGTGGATCGAAAACGATGCCTATGTTCCGTCTCCCGGCGATGTCATCTTCTATGACTGGCAGGATTCCGATTCCGGAGACAATACCGGCTGGCCGGATCATGTCGGAATCGTGGAAACGGTCTCCGGCAGCACCATCACAGTCATTGAAGGAAACAAGAACGATGCGGTCGGAAGGCGCACGCTGCAGGTGAACGCCAAATACATCCGTGGCTATGGCGTGCCGAAATACAGTGGTTCTGCTGCTCCCACTCCGGTCACTCCGACAAAGACTGTGGACGAGCTTGCCAAGGAAGTGCTGGAAGGCAAATGGGGAAACGGCACCGACCGCAAGAACCGCCTCACCGTTGCCGGGTATGATTATTCTGCCGTACAGGCCAAGGTCAATGCTCTGGTGAAAAAGCAGGAAGCCTCTCCGGTCTACTACACCGTGAAAAGCGGCGATACCCTCTCCGGGATCGCAAAGAAATATAGCACCACGGTTTCTGCGATCCAGAAGCTCAATCCCACGCTCATCAAGAACGTCAACCTCATCCTGACCGGCTGGAAGATCAGAGTAAAATAAATATCCAATCAGCTATGCCTGCGAGTGTTCTTCGGAATGCCCGCAGGCTTTTTTCGTTTCTGTAAAAAATCCTCCGCTCAAAATGGCTCCAAATCTCCAGTGGAAACTGGAGGTGAAAGCATCATGACCAGTGATCAGAAGATAAAAATCGCCGAGCTCCGCAGCGCCGGATTCGGTTATGCCAATATAGCGAATGCCCTCGGCCTTACGAAAAATCAGGTGGTGTCCTACTGCCATAGGAACGGCCTCGAAGGTGAGAAAGGAACCGTGGCTCAAGCAGACAAGCCGGAGGTCGGCTGCTGCAAAAACTGCGGAAAGCCCATCGTGCAGGTGCCCGGCAGGAAGCAGGTCAAGTTCTGCTCCGACGAGTGCTGCCAAAGCTGGTGGAACTCCCATCCGGAAGCCGTCAACCGAAAGGCTGTGTACACCTTTACCTGTGCCTGCTGTGGAAAGCCCTTCACTGCCTATGGAAATAAGAGCCGCAAGTACTGTTCACATTCCTGTTACATCACCGGGCGATTCGGAGGTGGCAGTCATGGATGAGGATCAGTTCGAGCGGGAAAAGCTCTATCAGGCCAGCATGAATATGTTTCAGACCATGCTCAAGGACGGCCTTATCACCGAGGAGCAGTACGCCATAATTGATACAAAAATGCGGGAGAAATACCAGCCGATATTCGGCACATTATTTTCCGAAAACGCTTGATAAATAAGGCTTTTAGAGTGATGTATAGTAGCTGGAAAGGAGTGATTCAAATGGCGAAGATCACGAAAATAGAGCCGCAGATACCGGCGCTTCCGACCAGAAAAAAGGTCGCAGCCTACGCCCGCGTGTCAATGGAAACAGAACGGCTCCACCATTCCCTCTCCTCCCAGATCAGCTACTATTCGGAGCTTATTCAGAACAACCCGGAGTGGGAATATGTCGGCGTCTATGCTGACGAGGCCATAACCGGCACCATCGCCAAGAAGCGCGATGAGTTCCAGCGCCTGATTGCAGACTGCGAGGCCGGAAAGATCGATATTGTGCTCACTAAGAGCATATCAAGATTTGCCCGGAACACCGTAGACCTCTTAAAGACCGTCCGACACTTAAAGGAGCTGGGCATCAGCGTCCGGTTTGAAAAGGAGAACATCGACAGTCTCTCCGGCGACGGTGAGGTCATGCTGACGCTCCTCGCTTCCTTCGCACAGTCGGAATCGGAAAGCATCAGCAACAATGTGAAATGGGGAGTCCGCAAGCGCATGGAGCAAGGCACTCCGAACGGACACTTCCGGGTGTACGGCTACCGCTGGGAAGGCGATCAGCTGGTCATTGTCCCGGAGGAGGCTGTCATCGTAAAGCGCATCTACCAGAACTTCCTTGATGGGAAGTCCCGCCTCGAAACGGAGCGCGAGTTTGCCGCCGAAGGCATCACCACGAGGGACGGCTGCCGCTGGGTGGATTCCAACATCAAGGTCGTGCTTTCCAACATTACCTACACCGGGAACATGCTCCTGCAGAAGGAATACATCGCAGACCCGATTTCCAAGAAGCGCAAGAAAAACCACGGCGAGCTGCCGCAGTACTACGTGGAGAACACCCACGAGGCCATTATCCCGATGGAGACCTTCCAATATGTGCAGGACGAGATGGCACGACGCAGGGAGCTTGGAGCTTTTGCCAACAAGAGCCTGAACATCACCTGCTTCACGGCAAAGCTCAAGTGTGAGAAATGCGGCAAGAGCTACGTCCGGAACACCAGAAAGAACCGGGCAAAAATGACACAGCTCGGCGATCAGCTGGTCGGCTGGGTATGCGGTTCCAGCAAAAAGAAAAACGGCGAGTGCAAGGCGATGGAGATCCCGGAGTACATACTCCGGCAAAAATGCGCGGAGGCACTCGGCCTTGAGGAATTTGACGAGGATGCCTTCGCAAAGCAGATCGAGGTCATAACCATTCCGGAGCAGGGTATCCTCAATTTCCACATGACAGACGGCACGCTCAAAACCCTCACATGGGTAAGCACTGCCAAGAAGGATGCATGGACAGAGGAAGCCCGGAATAAGGCCTCGGCCTACCGCAGGAACCACGCCATTAAGCGTGACGATGTATCCTGCTTCACGGCAAAGCTCAAATGCGCCGAGTGTGGCAATAACTACCGTAGGCAGACCCGGAAGAAGTCCACTGGCGAGAAGTACCACCTTTACGCCTGTGCTACCACGAACACCTGCAGCAACAACTGCATCCACGAGGATACGCTCCGGGAGCTTTCCGCGAAGGCGCTCGGCCTTGAGACGCTGGACGAGGAGCTTTTCAAAGAGAAAATCGACCACGTTTCCATCTCACCGGGTGGCCACATTACCTTCTGCTTCTACGACGGCCATGAGGAGGCCATGACCTACAGCACCAAGCGCCGGATGCCGGGATGGACACCGGAGCGCAGGGAAAAGCAGGTCGAGGCCATCAAGGCCAGCTTCACCGAGGAACGCAGGCAGAAAATGAGCGAAACCATGAAGAAGATAAGGAGTGAGAAATATTGGGCATCAACCAAGGCAAAAAAGTAAAAACAATCCCGGCCACGCTGACGCGCTTTACCGCTTCTCCCATTACGGAGAATAAGAAGCGCCGGGTGGCAGGATACGCCCGCGTCTCCACGGATCACGACGACCAGTTCACGAGCTACGAGGCGCAGATCGACTACTACACCAATTACATCAAGAGCCGGGATGATTGGGAGTTCGTGGACGTGTACACCGACGAAGGCATAACCGGCACCAGCACCAAGCACCGCGAGGGCTTCAAGAAAATGGTCGCCGACGCTCTGGCCGGAGAGATCGATCTCATTGTTACCAAGAGCGTCAGCCGCTTTGCCCGGAACACCGTGGACAGCCTGACGACCATCCGGACGCTCAAAGAACATGGCGTGGAGTGCTATTTTGAGAAGGAAAACATCTGGACTTTCGATGGTAAGGGCGAGCTGCTCATCACGATCATGAGCTCGCTGGCGCAGGAGGAAAGCCGCAGCATTTCAGAGAACTGCACATGGGGACAGAGAAAGCGCTTTGCAGACGGCAAGGTCACGATTCCATTTAACCGGTTCCTCGGCTATGACAGAGGTGCGAACGGTGAGCTGGTAGTCAATCCGGAGCAGGCAGAAACCGTCCGGAACATTTACGATATGTTCCTGCAAGGCCTGACCTACCACGGCATCGCGCAGAAGCTCACAGACGACGGCATCAAGACACCGGGCGGCAAGGATAAGTGGAGCATTTCCACGGTCAAGAGCATCCTCAGCAACGAGAAGTACAAAGGCGATGCCCTGCTGCAGAAGCGTTTCACAGTCGACTACCTGACAAAGAAACAGAAAAAGAACGAGGGAGAGATTCCGCAATACTACGTGGAAGGAAACCACGAGGCAATCATCCCGCCGGAGAAGTTCGACATGGTTCAGCGCGAGATGGCCAAGCGCGGAAAAGGCAGGAAGTACCACAGCGGCGTGCATCCCTTCTCCAGCAAAATCCGCTGCGGAGAATGCGGAAGCTGGTACGGCTCAAAGGTCTGGCACTCGACCGACAAGTACCGCCGAATCATCTGGCAGTGTAATCACAAATTCGACGGCGACAAGCGCTGCACCACTCCGCACCTGACCGACGAGCAGATTCAGGATGCCTTCCTGTCAGCGGCAAACAAGCTGCTGGCAACAAAGGATGCAGTCATCGCCAACGGACGCGAGATGATGGAGCTGCTCTTTGACACCACGGAGCAGGAAACCGAGCGAGATAAGCTGCTGGAGGAAGCGCAGGTGGTTTCCGATGCTGTCCAGCAGAACATCTACGAAAACGCCCACGTCGCCCTTGACCAGAAAGCCTACCAGAAAAAGTACGACGACCTGACCGCCCGGTACAATGCCCTCAAAGCCCGGCTCGATGAATTGAACGAGCAGATCAGCCAGACACAGGCACAGAAGGCTGGTGTCGAGGATTTCCTGACGGCCTTCGGGAAAATGCCGGAACAGCTGACCGAGTTCTCCCTCGACGCCTTCAACGCCCTGACGGACTACCTCACGGTAAACGGCGAGGGTGACATCGACGTAACCTTCCGCAACGGCCAGACCATCAAGGCATAAGAAAAGCTCCTCACCATTGGATTCTCTCCGGTGATGGGGAACTTGCTCTGTTATCGCATTTTAGTCTCAGAGTCTTCTCATATGCTCGCGTTCATATTCCTGTAATTTAGGAAAAGACCTATCATTTACCGCCTGATAATACCACCGCAGTGAGTTCTGGTATACACCATTTTTCTCACGCGGATTTTCTTTTAATTTCAGGAGAGCCTGATACATTTTTCTGTCGTCTGCCACAATAACATCGAAGTTCTCTCCAAGCATGTTTTCTGCGGCCAGAGCCTTTGACAATCTTGAACGGATTGCTTTCTCACTGCTGATAGAGTCAGCCGCTTCCAGCTTTTTCCTCAATCTGATCTCATCCATTGATGATCATACCTCCTATTCCCACGATTCCAACAACCACACCGATGGCAAATATAACCGAGGTAAGGCAGCCAGCAGGGTGCTTTGTATTTTTCGGCTTTCCCGGCTCAGAGTTATCTTCCTCAGCCTGTTCCTCAACAGCTATGGAAATACCTACATCTACCGGATCAATTTTTCCGTTCCCATTCCAGTCAATCATACACGCACCTCAGTTATCCTTGACATTGTACTTTGTTTTTATAGCACGGAGCAAATCCAGTTCCACCTCTTTGTTCTTATCAGTATTCAGGAAGTAAATTTGAATTGCTCTGCCGCTCTTGTAATAATCCAGAACGACTTTATTCATTTTGCAGTTTGTACTTTGGCCTCCCACATAACAGTTTCGTGGAGCTATATTGCCGTAACCCACATTAAATCTCTGCTGCAGATTTTCTGTTTCACCAATATAGATGATTTCGCCATCAGAAACCCAGATGTATACGCCTCTCCAAGTTCCAGCAGTCCTGAGCGAAAAACGGCAAAATGCTCCTGCACCATACTTGGATAATGGAAGATTGTCTTTGTTCGCATAGTCGTTCTGAGGAAGAAACTCCTTGATACTTCCATCCTCATTTCTTTCAGGATCAATGTCTTGTAAATATCCGAAAGTATAGCCTCCAAAATTAAGACATATGGAATACGGCCTGTTATGTTCTTCCTTTTTATTTGGAACTACCACAGGCCTCTGTGTTTTCACTTTTGTGGGCTTGCTTGACGTGGTATTCGATACAGGAATCCCTGTGCGAGAAAGAGTTACCGTTTCGGCAGTCAGACTGTGCGCATCTGCTTTATACCCTGCTTCCAACCATTGAATCGTCAAGGGATGAGAAGGGTGATTTGACCACCACGCATTATATTTCCGCGCAGCCGGAGACAAACTGGTTCCTATAATTTCCTCTATCTGTGAAAATGAAAGCTGCACATGATCCTTTCCACTTTTCTTAAGCCAGTCTCCGAACCTCCGATATTCCTTTGCCGACGGCATACGTATACCTCCTGCCACTAATCAGTTATCTTTCTGCAGCACCTTCGGCAGCACTTCCAGAAAGTGTTTTCCTATTTTCTCAGGATCATACTCATAGGCTTCACAGATGAACCGGAGCCCATCCGGAGTAAGAATCCTGCCGTTATTCCTGTCTTTGCACAGCTGCTCATAATCCGCCAGCTGCTTCTTTGTTATTATCGGCATAACCGTGCTTCTCCTTTATACACAAAGCGCCGGTCACATGCCCGACCGACACACAAAACCGAAACCCCTGACCAAAACGAAACCCCTAATAGGCGACCGAAACCCCTACGGTCAGGCAACCTTAAATTGTATTAAATACGGCGTTTTAATTTCCAAGAAAACCAAAGAAGCCATCTTGTCTTGCAACTCTTCATAACGCCTCTTCTTGATCGTAAGTGTTTTTAGAGCCTTGATTTCTTTAAATTCTTCA